ATCTGTTGCATCATCTGCATAGGATTCATTCCTCCGCTTCCACTTCCGCCCATCATATTCATGAGTCCACCGCCTCCGCCTTGACCACCGATCATACTTCCGATTTTTCCCATCATACCACCGGCACCACCCATAGCACCACCGATTCCTCCTGCCGCAGCTCCTGCCGCACCACTTGCTGCTCCTGCTGCTCCTGCCGCACCTGCGGCTGCTCCTGCACCACCTAAGGCACCTGTTATCATTGGTATTGCTGCTGCTAATAATGGAAACGCCATATCTTCTTTTTTTAATTATGTGACTGTCTTAACATGGTCAAAACTGACTTGATAAAGATACCACTTTTTGTTTTATATTCTAATCTCACTTTTAAGTATCGACCTCTAAATCTACTTTCAGGATCATAAATATTATTCACCGCATTAGTCAAGGCCTCAGCTCTTATAATAGGAATTCTCCATAGGTTTTCTTTATAAATTGGATCTCTCCAGAAGTTTGCTTCATCTCCAATTATCCAAGGGAAATGAGTTGCTATTTGATCTTCTGTTGTATATTCAATTCTATAAGGATCTTCCGGAGCAGAACTAATAAACATGTTATCAAAAACTTTTGACATATCAGATGGATCCTTTACTACAAATTCAACATATGAAATATCAGGCTCATCAGATCCATAGAAACATGTACTATTATCAACACCATTAATTTTGAGGATATCATGAATCCAAGCATCCCCTAAAAGACTAGGAGAAGGATCTGTACTTGGGAATATCGCAGGATTAAATGAAAAGAAGTCCTCATTAATATTCATATACATTGGCGATCCAAATGTTCTGGAACCGTGATATGCATTTAACCATTCGTTAAATACAATTGTTTCCATTTTTCGATTAATTGAACAATCGTCATTTGTAGTAGGATCTCCATTAACCCAGGTAAAATAAACATCATTATGCTTTCTGTCATAATGACCTACAATTCCCTGACGGCAAACTGGATTATCAAGCATGTCACCAGTGATATCGCTATCAGTTCCAGTTCTTTCACAAAGTTCATGAAGCTTTTGTCGATATCCTTTTGAGTCACTAATCATCTCAACTTGTAAATTAGGAAGAAGTCTCCAATGTTTTCTTTTATTAAAGTCAACTCCATAAATAGATATGTCTGTAACCACAATTGACCATTGATGTTGAGTACCAACAAAATCAGTTAAATTATGATGTTTAGAATCTAAAACGTCACCAGTACCGAGAAGTAATTCACCTGCGGCATTACCTTGGTTTAATATTGCTTTCTCGTTTACAAAATGACGATTAACTCCATTTTCTTGGATAGAAATCAATATATTATTTAGGACTTTTAAACTTACAATAGCCCCCATTCTGTAATCATATTCTTTAAGTGACGCAAGATCTATCTCGCGATAACCATCGAGGAAAGAACCAAGAATATGTCTATTACTATACATTATTCCTGATGGCTTATTTTCTGGGAAGAAAGGAATATCTTCATCGATTCCTTTGTAACCTCGAATAGAAAGAACTTCATTATATCCACGATTAAGATCTTGCGATTCTTTTTCAATATTTTTCAAAGCAATATCTTTAATGTCGTCACTAGATCCAGGATAAAACTTATTAGTAAAAGTATCAAGCCTCATCTCTGTATTAATCTTATTTTCAGTGATAATATCGAACATGGTACCAAAACTAAAAGACTTCGCTCCTAAACCAAAAGGTAGATTTCCATCAAATAGATTTGCTAATCCGCCAAGATCTCCGTCTTCTTTTACACCAGGACCGTACTTTGGATTAAACAATTGCTTGAGCCATGTTCTTTGAAGAAAACAATCTCCTTTATAGAAAATTTCATTATTCACAAGAGATGGGTTAGCAACAACATCTGAGAGTTTATAAAACTTTGAAATTCTATAATAATCAGTTGATTTTACATCATATAATTCAGCAATATCAAATCCACCTGAAGTGATATCTGTTTTGTACATATTAGATAATTTATATCTAAAATCATCAGTAGACTTTATACCAACATATGAGTTCCAGGCAATCGCTTCATTTCTCATTTCAAAGTATCTTCCGCCAAGAAGAGTCTTTGCGTAGAAATAAAACATACTATTAAAATCAGTTTCTTTTCCTTCATTAAAATAAGATGTAAAGCCATTATTATTTGCAGGCTCCCACTCCTTTACATTTGATACATCATTAAATCTACGAGCATATCCTACATAAGAATATGAATATGGCGAATAATAATAATCAGTTTTTGCATAATCAGCAGTAGTAGAAATATTAAATTGAATATCAGCAAATCTGTGACAATATGCATTTGATATTGGAAGTGACTTGTTAAAGAAGTGATCTGGAGAAAAGAATCCCCATCTATAAGGTATTCTTTTTGTTAATTTAAACCTATCACCAACAAGAGTAAATTCCTGGTCAAATGTCGGATCAGGATCAAATCTATGAATGTACGGAAAACTTGCTCCTTGGTCGTCATCTCCATCAAGCTCAAACATTGGAACAATATCCTCATTCCGTTTTAATTTTTGAGGACGATCAGCAAATAATGCAAATGCACCTCTCGGATCATTACCCTTATCCGCATTATAACACGGAAGAGAAAGTCCCTGATACATCAAAGTTTCATTTCTTTTAGCTCTTACAATATAGAAACCAGAAACACTATCCTGGACATATTGAGGGATATTAGCTATTGCATTAGAAATATCAAACTTAATACCCATTATTTTGACATAATTTCCAGTGACAGTAGGTGATACGTTAACATTAGGAAATCTATAAACTCCAGAATTGTTCGGAGCTCCACCAGGACCAGAGTAATCATCAGATGCTGTTATTGGAAAAGCTTGAGTTTCTCTTCCGTTATTTAAAACACAAACAACAGCGTAAGCATAAGACTCTCCCCTAAAATGTCCAGTGAAATTATAAATATTGTTTTCGTTATTATAAATTCCATATTTTACTCCAGAAGGACTCGCTTGATGTTGTATAATATGACTGTCATCAAATTGACATGTAATGTTTCTACTAAACTCAAGAATCTCTTTTACAGCATCATTGTCAAAATCAGTTGTGTCAAATAAATTACCTGCAAAATATCTATTCTCTAGTTGAGTATGAGTAGTTGCTCCATCATATTTTGGCTTGACTTTTATTATCTCTTCAAATCCAGTAATAAATGACGCTTCCTGTCCGGTAATTTCAATATCCATTGTTACCTGGTTAGGATCTATTGCATATAATTTGTCGATAATTCCAAATTCTTGCTCGTCATTAAAAACATACATATAACCAAGTTCAAGATATGTATATGTAGGATCTATATCGTCAATTCTAAGCTTTACACTTTTATCAGTTTCTGATCCACCAATAAACCCATGATGACCAATTCCTTCAGTTGAATATTGTCCAGTGGTAATTTGAATAGCATTTGTTTCAGTATTGAAAGATGTTCTATCAAAATTTTCAGTAGCGTATCTTGCAAAGAAAAACCAGTTACCGGCACGAAGTATTCCAGCAGATCCTAATCCTTGAAAACTGAAGTTCATGTGAATTTCAGCTTCATTCATTATGTTTACAGCATTTGGAAATGATGTATTTGAATATCGTCTTCCAACAGATGTGCATTCTCCCTTTTCATCAAATCCATTATTATAAACTCTTAATGGAATTCCTTTTTGAGCAAAATATAAATTAACAGATCCATCATATTCTTCCCTAGAAAAAATATCAATCTGAGTTTCACAATCAAAATCAAAAAGTGTAGTTCTAAATGCTTGAGAAACAGAATTCTCATCTCTTGCAGGATTTATTCCTGTAAAATTAAAAAGAGGAGCATACTGCTTATTATTTATATCCCAACCAGATAATGTACAGTCTTCCTCGACAAGTGCACGAGGAGCAGGATAACATCCAATTTCTCCTTCTCCTGTCTCAGGATTTACAGAAGCAATATATCCAACACCATTATACTCACAATTTCCAACTGGAATAAAAGATCTTCTAAGGCTAAATTTATATTCAGTACCACCAATATTGGTCATAACAAGTCCCTTACCGTCAACGTCAAGAACACGCATATTTTGAATACGACGAGCTGTATCGTTTGGCAATTTCAGAAGATCGATATCTCGATTATCCCCCTTGAAAAACTCATTAATATTAGTTGGCATATCTTATAATTTAAAATGAGAATCCTATTCTTCTTGTTTCCATTTCTTCAGGAGTTAATGGGACCTCATCTTGATACCAAGTACCTGTTTGTGGTTGCTGTTTCCACACCATTTTATAACCTCCTGGTTTAATTGTTCCTGGTTGAGCTTTTGGCTTTACAATTTCAGGTTTTTTCATATCCAATGAAATTGGAATATCATTAGTATCAGTTTCTTTTTTAGAATTCTCATAGTCCTGGCCAAGCTCATAATATGCACTTCTAGCGTAATCATTATCAGGGGCTCCAGTTGGATCGAACTTATATTCTTTAGCTTTCTGTGGATAAGTTTCATTAACCCATTGTCTAAACGCATCGCCTTGAGCTTGATCTTCACCCCAAGGAGTTGGGTTAAATTGAACACTATATGGATTATCAACTGGAGTTTTGTCCCATTTCTGAGTAATTACATTTCCGCTAGGAAAAGTGTATGCGGCTTCAGTTGGTTTTGATAGTTTTGGTAAGTAAGATTTAGCAAAATTCAACGAATCACTTTTAGCAGCTAGTTCATCAAATTCACGACCAGTTTTAGGTGCAGCTTTTTGAAGTTCTTGATGCCATTTATCATACTCTTGAATTGCTTTATTTCGATTTGCAAGCTTTTTATATTCAGCATATTCTGGAGAAAAAATACTTTGAATTAAATTAGGATCTGAAACAGGAGTAGTAGGTGTTGCTTCAGTACTTATTGGTTGATTTTTTAACTTACCATCTTCACTATAACTATCCTGAACGTATTGATTAAGTAATTTATTCTGATCTGCTGTTCCTTTATAATTTTCAATTCCAGCTTCAGATGCTATCCTAGTTCTATTTGCATATGAAGGATCCATATTCATATTTCTTAATCGAACATCCACTGAAAGATTAGGATCTGTTGTACCTTTTGGTTTTACTTTTATCCCTGGGCCTCCAACTGGTTCTTTATAAACTTTTACAGATGGATTATATTCTTGACCATCTTGCTGAGTAAGTGTTCCATATTCTCTTGATACTGGTTGTGGATTAGATTGATTTAGATTAACTAATCTGTCCCAAGGACCATCTATCATTGGATCAGCATCGGTAAGGTGTTGATTCCATAATTCATTATCTCCTCGCTGATTTCTTTCTGTAAGCATATGGAACTTTGCTTCATTTTGTTTTGACCAATTAAATAAAGAAAGACTATCATCGTAAGCTTGTTGGTTAGGGGTTCCACCACCATCCTGCATAGGAGTCTCATAAACAATATTTCCTGGAAACTGATATTCACCGTTGGGCTGCATCATTTGTTCATTACCTAGATTATCAACACCATGAACAGGTTGATTAACGCCCTTCATTGTAATCTTTCCAGTCTGAGTAGGGACAGCAGTTTTTTTACCCGGATGATTCCATTGTCCATTCTTATCAAATATAAAATTTCCAGGCTGTTCCATTTCAGGCATAGTACGGTAGTCAACTGTAATCTCTTCTCCCTTTTTTATATCAGAAAGAGGAACAAGATATTTTTTATTTCCTCGATCTACATTTCTCGCGTTTGGAGTTTCAGAATGATTATAGTTTTCACCAATAGCTTTATTTGGCCAATTATTAACATGAGACTCTCCAAGGCTACGCCCTGCACGAACATCCATCGCTGCCATCAATCCCTTTCCTTGGATCTTAGATTTTCCTATTTTAGTTTTATCTTCCATTAGTCAACATTTCGAGACATTCTAACTTTAGGTACAAGATTATGCATGATCATTTGGATCTCGTTCATATCGTCACGAGAAACATATCTAAATGATCCTTTTGCTTGAGTAACATAATGTCCAAGTCTATCCTGAAGAAACATATATCGATTCTCATCAAGAAGCTTATTCATGTAATCTTCAAAATAAAGTTTGGTCATTATGTACCAATAGCACGCCTCCTGGTGTCCATCAAGAATTAATGGAAGACCTTCATCGTCAACCATGATTCCTAAGTAATCGATTTCCACACTATATTCAGAATTGAATGATTTTGGATCATCGAAATTAAAACGAAGATAAGCACCGTCCCAGTGATATTTTGGAACTGAGCATTTGTCCTTGAAGACACTTAACAAGCGATAAACATTACATGGCATGAAAGCTTTATTGTGTTTAACCGGAAGAACAACACTTCGGAATTTTGCAAAACCTTCATACATTCCAATCTCATCAGTTTCACATTCAGCACACCATTCCGCGATGTCATAAATATCAAATTCTTTCCCTTTCACATTACGAGCAATTCTTGCTGCAACATTTTTTACAGAAACATATTTACCAGATCCTATTTGTTCAATTCCAGTAGCCTGAAATTTTCCTGACATTCCATTTTCACCTGGAAGATTAACACACGGCTTCCCAGCAGGGTTTGATGTGTTTGGATTATTTGTGTACAAAGGATTGTCAAAATTGCTCATCTTATCTGTATTTATGGCCTGACTGAATTAAATCCTGCATCTTATTTCGCAAGTTCTGATTAAATCTAACCTTATAATGTTTTTTTGTCCTTTTAATATTCATAGGATCCAGTTTAATCCTTGGTGTCCAAATCTTTCCGTCTGATTCAATATCATAGAAATAATCTTTTCTCCTTGGATTTGCTGTATTCGATATCTTAATATAACCAAAAGCTGGAATAGGTAAAACAAAAATATCATTTTCATAAATGAGATCTTCTGCTACTCGCTTGAGGAAAAATGTAAATACATCCTTAGCAAGTTTTTTAGCTTCCCTTTCTCTTGGCATTTTCAATACCTCCTTAAAATCAACAAAAGAACGATTCTTAAACCTATCAAGATCTAATACATCATCAAGTAAGTTTACCTTATATGTAAATCGATTCCCATAAGCTTCCCACGTCTTATAATTCATTCTTGTTTCTATTTTATCTTTGCCTGTTCTTGAGCTTTTCTCCAAATTGCGGCAGGATCTGGATGGCTAACAATATCAGAATAATCTTTACTCGCATCCTCTTCTCTTCTGTTGGTGTCAAAATCTTGAGCACTTTCTGGAATTGGAATTGCTGTTTCTACAACATATTTCTGATTAACAAAAAACGAATTTCCACTAGCACAAACACTATAATGTTTAACTACTTCCTTTTTAGTTCCTCCGCATCCACATCCGATTTCAAGCCATACAATACGGTCAAATGGAAATTGGTGGTTGATTTTAAACAACACACCGCCCATGTACAATCTATTTTGGAATGTAACATAACCACATCTATCTTCTTGCTTAACTATCGACATTATTCTATTCTACTTTGTTTCTGAAGAGGCTCAGGGCTATCGTCACGAGCATCATTTTTCTCGTCAGGCCCAATCTGAAGAGTGCTCATTAGTTGTTGAATAATTAATAATTCAAGTTTGTGAACAAGATGTCTAGCAATTGGAAACGGATCGTCTTCATTGCATATGTTGAATGGGTTTTCAAATACCGCGATCATACACATGAATTTCATTCCACTTGTAGGAAGATTTTTAAGAATTGCTTTATCATCTACAAAAGTAAATGAAGGAGCTCTTCCAGTGTATTTCTCGTGATCTGAATATAAATGTCCCTGAAAACTTTGCTTTCTAAAAGGAGTCTTCTTATCGACTGATCCGAAGTACTTAACAGCATTGCCACCAAGAGATGATTCAACTTTTGGTATTTGAACATAAAAAACTTTTTCACCAGAATTATAACCCTTACATGAAACAACATCGCACTGAATTTCCAGGCAACATTCAGATGTAAAGTCTTGATCATTAAGTTTTTTGAATTGTCTATACTCCTCTTTAAGAAGCATAGATCTAACATCCCACATCTTGTCATAAACAAGTTGTATGTCAATCCGTTCATCATCAGAGGAAAAATATCCTTTGACTTGATTTCTAATACTGTATCCTATTTCGGCAAGAGTCTTTGACATGTGCTTGATTTACAAGCCAATCATCTTATTTCGTAGAACCCAAAAAACGGTATTTATATATGAAGCTGATACACAGCAAAAGATCCATAGACCATATGTTTCCCATTTGCAAAGTTCTTCTATAAGACTATTGGCATAATGAATTAATACCAACCAATAAATTATTGTACCCCAAAAGCTTGCCATACATGTACAGCAAACAATTACAGGCTTCATAACCCAGATTGGCGTGTTATCCACGAACCATTTTCTGAGAGGATAACCTATCCTGCTTCCGTCTTCAATGTCGTCAGTGACTTCACGAAGGCCGAGGCAGAATAGAGATATCATCAGTATAGTCCCAGCAATACTCATTTACAGAGTACCACCGTTTGCAATAGGAATTAACCCAGCAACAGGTCCATCAAACGCAGCAAAGTTTGCAGCAGTGTTCAGAACATAGAAGTAAACTTCTTGTTCGTAGTCGTTGAAGTGACTCGCACCATCAACATCTTGAACAGCTCCATCCTTCATCCAACGGAAATGGTACTCGCAGTAAGTCGCACCTGGGATGGCAATATTTGGCTGTGAACCAAATGAACCATGACGGATTGGGAACAAACGAGCCATATCTTCCGGGCTAAGGACTGCAGGAATAAATGGTACAGTCTCAGCAACCGTTCCTGATGCAGCATATGCATTGAAATTAACACCTGGCTTCGCTACCAATGTGATAACAGTACCTACAACAGTAGCAGTTACACATGCAAATGGATCTGCATTAATACGTGCAGCAATTGCAGCAGCAGTATCAGCAGCAGTTGGAGTTCCTCCAGCAGGATCCTCATAACAGTACACTCTGTTTGATGGGAACGTCGTTTGAACTTCGTAAAGTTTCAAATTCGGTAAACATTCAACAGTCATACACCACTCATAAGGACATTCGCATGATGTAGGTATAGCTACATCAATTGTTACTTCCTTTGGAGTTTCTGGAGTTGAACATTCCTTATGAGACTCTATTTGACTTGCAACCGTAAGAGTGCCATACCCTTCGATTGTTACAGCAACATTAGCTGTAATATTTGTGATTAACGCAGGATCTATTGTGTTCAATAGAATTCTGTCTGCTTGTCTTCTTAACATTTTTCTATGTTTTTAAAAATTAAACTTATGTAATTGATTGAGCATCTTCACCCATTTTTTGCTGATATCTAGGAGACTCATAAATCCCTAACTTTTTTCTAACTGCTATATCAATTATCTCTTCCCGAGCATGTAAAGGCAACTCACAATTCACTTCTTGCAAAGCTCCTGGTGTAGGTACATTTATAGCTCTTGGATATCTGAGGTAATCAATTGCTGCTTGAACGCCAAAAGATTCAGTTCCTGTTATAATTCGGATCGTGTTGCCAAGCATCTTGTAATAAAGTCGTTTATTAGACGGTCTATTATAAGGATCTCTTGCAATCGCGTACTCTTTATCCGCCTTCATCGGCTTAGAAGCCAAGAAATTTGGAGAGATACCCTCTTCACAACAGTCATCATTGATGTACTGAATTTTAAAAGCACAATTAAGAAGAAACATATAACCATGATTATCACCGTTTGGGTTTCCTGGAGTTGTCACGAATGAGTTCTCACTATATGGTAACTCAAAGATTTCTCCGCCAGGTTCATTTACACCTACATTAGGTAGAATATCTCTACATTCAAGAATGCGGAGATCATCTATCCTTTTCTGAGTAAGCTCAACTTCACTGTATTTATTCTTAACCCACTCTTCTTGAGAGTTGTTAAACAGTCTGTTGAATTCACTAGGAGTACAGGTTCCTGTCTGCTCTTTATTCATGCAGTCAAGAAAGTAAATGAATATGTCCGTCGCGGTAATTAACATTAGTCTACTTTGTTTTCTTCGATATCATTAATATTATCTGGGCTATAATCAAGCTCTTGTTCTGGCTCACTAGCTAGAACAGGTTCTGAAACTTCAGCAGAAGGAGTTGGTCCTTGTGGAACAATGTGTTGGTCTATATTTGGCATGACATCTACACCTCTCTCCAATGCAGTTCCCCATTGAGAAACGATTGGATTGTTGCGTGGATCTTTTAACCATTGTATAGCATAGTCTTCATTAATTCCGATCAGGTCTTTCCCGTTCATATATTTACCATTATCCATGTGAAGGTAGGTTTTCTCAAGACATCTTCGTAAGAAGATCTTGTACTTGAGATCCTTATCGTTATCTACATCAAGGATAGTTTGTGGATTCTCATCTGCAACAGAATATAGAGCTGACTCTATTTGTGTACCAGACAATCCAATCACGAACTTTCCAAGAATCTTACAGTAGTTTTCTTGTTGCTCTGTCGATAATGAAGCAATGACATCAAATGCCTTTTTCTTCAATTTCGATTTGCTAATAGTAACCACGGCTTCTTTCTCTTTATCTTCGATATAGTATCGATGTTTAATAGGATTAATTTCAGACTTAGAGCCTGCGATCATTTGATCTGCCTTAACCACTTCAAAAAATAAAGCGTCATTTGCATTTGTCAAGTCAAAAACTTGAAGATGCTGTATTCTGATGCTTACTTCGTCGATGATCTTGTCATCACGGTCTCTCGTTGGCTCTAAAGTAACTGTTACTTCTTTTTGCATTGCCTCTGAAAGTCTGCTCTTATAATCGATTACTCTCTTAGTCCTCTGATCCTCCTTTGGGATAATGAAGACTGGTGCTTCATGAAATTTCTTGTCAATCGCAACCAGTCTTTTAATATTTGATGTAAGTTCCATATCTTTTTATCTTATGTCTTAGTTCTTATTTCTTATTTCTATTTTAACTTAATTAAGCATTAGGCTTATAAAGTTCAGCGAATCCGAATGGGTTCTTCAAACAAAGACCTGTCTCAGACAAGATTTGAGTTTGATATCCATCAACTGAATTCGACGCGAATTCTCTACGTCCAGTTCCTTGTGGAGAAGCCATACCATCGATGATTTTCTTCACGTAACGACGATCGTCAGATCCGTTACCCAAGGCAACTAAATCAACATTCGCATCACCACCAATTGTGTTTCCTAAAGAAACAAAGAATCCACGGTGCGACTCTAAGTTCGTTCCGTACATATCTTTTTGCTGAGGTCTCCAAGCAGCATCCATTGCTTTATTCCAAGCAACAACGATTTTAACACCAGCCATTTCATAACTAGTGAAAGCTACTTTAACACCTTTCTCTTGATCGCTTTTTGAAACGAACAATGGCTCAGGATTGTATTTGAATACATCACGCATTAATCGTTGGAAATTCCAAACGAATGCTTGACCACCCATTACAAATACCTCAGTTAACCCATCATTGTTTGTCAACAATTGAAGATTCTGCATAATGTTCTCGATTGTTTTCACATTCAAGTTGTTATACTGGAACTTCAATGAAGCATCACCTTGAGCAACAAGTCCATCACCTTGAACGATCTCACGACCTTTCAAATCACGAAGGAATACATTCTCATTCGCGTCAATAGATGCACGTCCGAAAATCAACTGATTCTCACGAGCGTAAGCCCAACGACGTAACATATCCATTTCTTGTTGCTTGAACCACAATTTCTGACCATTATGCTCAACCCACAATACAGTGTTTTGTGCTGATCCTGAAATTGAGAACTGCATTCTTTGGATAGTTAAGTAGTTTGTATGCCACTCTGGGAATGTGTTCTTTTCGTAACCTGTCTCAGAAAGCTCTGGAAAGGCAGTGTAACTGAAACCTACTTCAGCACCAGTCGCAACTAGTGTTGGATCACAGAAAGCTCCTGCAACATTAGCAACAAGCTTACACTTATATTGCCATTGTCCAGTTCCTATTTCAATAGGATACTCATCCATTATCTGAATGATAGTTCTTCTATCTCCAAGCTCTAACGTATCGTTAGGTGAGAAGAAGTTTGTATCCAAAGTCAAAAGGAAAATTGAAGAGTTGATACCAGGTTGTGCTGTTGCACCTCCAGTAGCATCAGTTGCATCTAAGACAGCAGTTCCTTTTCTGAACGGATATCCTTTAAGAGCCCACATGAATTTTCTGTTTCCGATTACACGGAAATCACTTGAATCCATATTTGGAGTCAATCCCTTTTTAACCATTCCTCGTCTTGCAAGGTAAGATGAGAACGCTGAGAAGTTGTCTTCAAACAGGTTTACTACGTTAGTAGCAATCTCCGGGCGTGTCAGTAAAGCAGCCGCTAGAGAGTTCGTCATCATTGTTCTATTGGCATCGTATGTGCCAGTTCCGATAATTTTCATCGCTAATTTTTTTTTTTAATTAAACAAATTCATTTTATCTCGATTTTAATAGCTACCTGCCAATTCTTTCAGGTGCTGATAAAGCATCGAGGTCAACTTTCGTTGGATCCCCAGCATTTCCTCCTCGTGGTGTTGTTTGAGGTTTTTTGTCCAGTTTACCAAGCATAGCATTTTTACCGGATTCTTTAGCATTTGTAAGTGCTCCACGAACTTTCTCATCACCTTTCCACATCATCATTGCTACCTTAACTAATGTCTCGTTGCTTTGCAACATGTCCATCATAGGTGCAACACCTGTTTTTGCGTCTGGAGTAACTAACTCTGAGAAGAACTGACTAAACTCCGACTTTTCAGCTTGGCTGATCGGGAGGCCATAAATATCTTCTGCCTTGTTAATAATATCCAATGATTCGTTGATTTGAACTGCTCGTTCAGCATCCATTTGCTTTAGCTGCTCTTGGTACTCTGATTGACGTTGTGCCGTCATTTGTTCCACCACACGGTTGTCTTGCTGAGACATCGCGTTTCTTAGTTTGGTAGCTTCTATTTCAAGCATACCATTACTATCTAATTTGTCAAGAACTTGAGAGATTTTTCCATCGTCCCAATTTTTAAAGTTCTCCTTATAATTGGCAGCTAATAAATCTCTATCTGTCATAGAGCTTACATTACTGTCATTCATACGTTGAACTAATTCGTTAAGTTCCACTCCGGAATTCAGTGCTTCTTGCATCTTGAGTAAATCAGGATGTATTTGCTGCTGTTGAGGTTGTGTTACCTGTCTGTAAACATCTAGGTAATTTTCCTCATTAATTCCTTCAGGGATCTCCCAGTCTGGATATTGCTCTTTGAGTTTATCAAATGGCCTCATCCAATAGGAGTCTCCTCCTGAATTAGGATCTCCTGCATTGGGATCTTGGTTTTCGTCTGGATTAACAGAATCGATCGTTTGAGTGTAATCATCTGGATCTGTTTGAGTTGCTTCTGGCTCCGCGTTATGGTTTCCAAATTGTCCTTCCTCATCTAAATTGGGTAGACCTTCTGGAATTCCATTGCCACCTGGCATGTCTCCTCCATTTCCAGCATCTGTATCAGATGTTGAACTTGACTCTGAGTTATGAATAAATGGATCATAACCGCCTGCTGGTGCACTCAATGCATCCATGTTAACGGCTGTTCCTCCACCTACCGGTGCTCCTGACTGATTTGTTTCTCCTTCTTGACTCATAGTTAATTGCTTTAAATCTGTTTATCTTTTTTCTTATCTCTGTAACAAATATAGTGATTTCCAACAATTAGTTGTTAATCCTTAACTTGTTCCTTGGAGCGTGCTCCAATATTTTTCTCTGCGGCCTCTACTCCGGACATAGCTAAGTCAGCTTTTCCAAGTTGAAACTCTTGATTAGATTCTTTCTTTTGTTGTTCTAAAAATTGTAATTCAGTATCTTGTTCAACATCAATTTTCTTATTATCAACTTGATTTTCAAGATTAGATTTATGTTGTTCAAATGCTTGACTCATTCCAAATTTCTGTTTTTCCCATTCAAGTTTTGCACCTTCTATTTGTGCCATCATGTTTTTAGAATCTTCAGATTGTTTATCAAGCATTACTTTTAACTCTTGATCCATCTGCTTTAATTGCATATCATGTTGACGTTCTCCTTCAGTATTTGCTTGCATACGTTTGTTTGCAACTTCTTCATACTGTTCTACTTTAGCCTCAAGCTCTCTAAGACTATCAACATTATACAATTTAACAACATCACTAAAACTAAGAAGTCCCTTTTGTTGTTGTGCAATTGCAAATCCTTTTAGATCCTGTAATGCTTTTTCTTCTTTTCCGCTATCAGTAGCGAAAACCATATAGTCTGCTCTTTCAAGAGTTTCAGAAGGTATGTTCAATAATTCTTGTGCGAAGTCTCCTAAAATATAAGATCCTTTTTTCCCAGTCTTCCAGGCACCTCGACAAAGATTAATGACTCTCGTCAACACTCTTCGTTTAACTTGCTCATGATCATAGAATATAATCTCAGTTACAAGTGCAGAATTTCTAATACTTTGTTCTGTGGTCCCAACTTGATCAGTTGGTGCAACATCTCCCATACGTTGAGGAGATACTCCTGTGATACTTGAAGCTAATTGTTCAAGATGCTGAAGCATCATTATTAAGTATTGAATACCTTGCCCCATAGAATCATCAAAATTTTGGAATTGGTTGAATGACGGTTGACGATTCATTCCTGATCGCACCGACTGAATCCATCCAACTCCAATTTTTCTTTGATACATCCATTCCTTCATTGACATTCCTTCAGGGATCTGCGACTTATCCATGATAAATCCTTTTACTCCAGATAATGCCAACCACAATTCTTTGTGATAATGGATAATGTTATATAAGATCTGAACATCTTTAGCAGCCCATACAAGAGAATAAGGTCTTCTTGTGTAATAATTATGAGCACGACCAATATAAGGAAGTTCTGCACGACCATAATTATCATTAGATCTTACAATTTCTTTCTTTCTCATGTCAACGAAAATATCCGTATCGATAAGAACTCCTTGATAAATATCATTTTTATATCCAACCTCTTCTTTCTCCCCTTTTTCAGGTTTAACTTTTTCATCATCACTCATTAGGTGTGTGAAATATTCTCCTTCTTGATGAGGATTTGGAGATTTCTTTGCACGAACCTTTGTTGCAGATTTCCAATAACATCTACATACGCGAACTGTACTTGAATAGTCTTCAGATCCAGAATACAATACATCATCACATCCATCTACGGATCCATTTGCTCCGCCAGCACTTACTCCGTGATATCCATATCCATAACCAGATTGTGTATTGATATAGTCAGATCTATTTTTAAGCTTCTCCATATCTTGAAAATCTAGCTTATCACCAAACTCTTCAATAACTTGATTGATAGACATGAATCTTTCTTCCATACACCACTCGGCATCTCCTACCCATTGAACCTCACTGTCACCTGCGTAATAAAAACCCATTGGATTAACCTTCCTAACAATAGGATCCTCGTGTCCTGAATCTGATTCCCAGTCGGCAAAATAAAATTCCTTATCAACAACGAGCTTATCTTCAAATCCAAGATTAAATAAATCTTTTAGTCCTTGAGTGGCAATCATATACTTGAGGCCCTTCTCTGCAACTATCTCTAAGAAATCTTTGTATTTATATTTGAAGTAAGTTTCAATATCCTCAAGCTCCTTGTCTGAGATCATATTCTCATGAGAGATTACAAATTTACCAGTAGCTAATTCTTTTTGAGCTTGTTGAAGTTGGAATTGTAATTCTGGTGGAACTTGACCTAATTCCTCGGTAGCTTGTTGTGTAACTTGAGCTATTTGCATTTCCATCTGTTCGATGTTCGCAAGTGCTTGTTGATACTCCAGGCTTATTTGTTTTTTCTTTGCGGCCATTTGACCAACAATCTTTTCAAATTTCTTTTGTTGCTTATCATCAACTGAAGAGCTATCAATAGAATATGTTCTCCAATTAAATGGTCTCTTGGTCTCTTCAGCTCTTAGTCTATCTAACTTTGGACGAAGAAGAGGAACGAAACGTATTTTAGCAGGATATTCATATTCATCTACCTTTCTCAAATAATCAAAGTCTCCTTCATTTTGAACGCCATTGTATATGTCATAGCAAAATTTATCTTTAGCTTTCGCTTCACGACTAGTGAAAGACATACGGACAATAGAACCTACGTTCCTTTTCATCCAATCCTTGCCTTTGGCACTCTCCAGT